AGGTTTCGTATTTTACTCCCATCACCGAAAAGGTAATTCGTACAGAAAACGTTACCGTTTACTCTAAGAACGTCGTAATTTCCAGTATCATTTACTATAACATTTGAACCTATATGAAGTGTTTGGTTAACAGCTGCTTGGTTAGTTGGAATTGCTATACCAACTTTACTTTCGGGCGTGGGTGTATTTATAATAAAATTTGGGGTACTACCACTCTGTGACCAAACTGAAGTACCACCCGAACCACCCGTATTATCCGTTCCCCAAGTGAGACCCGATCCAGTACTTTTAAGAACTTGTCCACTGGAACCTGTCGAACCACTTACATATAATCCACCGGTTAAGTTAATATTACCCGCAACATCTAATGTATGTTGAGGGTTTGTTATGTTAATACCAACGTTTGCGGCAGTATAATATATTTTGTTCGTTGAAGTATCTTTTGTCCAAACTGTAGTACCACCCGAACCACCCGTAGCATCCGTTCCCCACTCGACACCCGTCCCAGTACTTTTAAGAACTTGTCCACTGGAACCTGTACTATTACCAGCTGTTAATGAACCAGTTATTTTAAGATTATTAAGTTTAAGTTCATTAGAATTTGGTTTAAACGTTAAGTTTGTATTTGTTTTAACTTGATTACCATTTAGAAAAGCAACACTTAGTTCTGAAGATGTTGTTGTGTCACTCGCGTTTGCTATTGAACCTGCTTTACCAGTTGTATCTTGATTACCCCCTTGGTTTACTCCTGGTAAGTTTATATTCGCCGTACCATCAAACGATTGTCCTCCAATGTCTCTTGCCGTTGCTAATTTGGTCGCAGTTGCAGCATTACCAGATGTATTTTGGTTACCCGCTTGGTTTACTCCTGGTAAGTTTATATTCGCCGTACCATCAAACGATTGTCCTCCAATGTCTCTTGCCGTTGCTAATTTAGTTGCAGTCGCAGCATTACCAGATGTATCTTGATTACCCGATTGGTTTACCCCGGGTAAATTTATACTCGCTGTTCCATCAAACGATTGTCCTCCAATGTCTCTTGCCGTTGCTAATTTAGTCGCAGTTGCAGCATTACCACTTGTATCTTGATTACCCGATTGGTTTACACCGGGTAAATTTATACTTGCCGAACCATCAAACGATTGTCCTCCAATGTCTCTTGCATTTGTTAATGTTGCCGCTGATCCGGACCATGCGGTAGATGTTAACGACGTACCACCTACATTTAAGGCGCCGACGTTTATGTTACCATTACTATCTCGAATGACTATATAATCTGCCGAATTACTTGTACTTGCTTTTAAAGACCAAGTTTTAGCACTACCTCCGTTATAAGAACCACCAATTATATGTGAACTATTTGAAAGTGTTGCAACTGTTGTACCAATCGCACTTGCGGATTTCCATTCCGGTTTTCCCGTTGACGTATTGGATGTTAAAACATGACTATCTGCACCTAAAGTAAGTTTTGTTAAAACATTTGTTGAGTCTCCAATTAGTATATCACCTTGTCCAATCCCAGATGTTATACCTGAACTATTACTTACAAGAACATTATTTTCAACTGTTGTTATTCTTGATGCATTACTCGTCAAATCTGTTTCTAAATTTCCTATTCTTGCAGTATTACTTGTCACATCTGTTTCCAAACTTGAAATATTAGTTTCTGCAGTTCCCATTCTCGATGCATTACTGGTTAAATCCGTTTCCAAACTTGTAATTCTGGACGAATTATCTGATAGATTTGTTTCTAAACTTGAAATATTAGTTTCTGCAGTTCCCATTCTCGATGCATTACTGGTTAATTCCGTTTCCAAACTTGTAGTTCTTGACGCATTATCCGATAGATATGTTTCCAAATTTGTAACTCTCGATGCATTACTCGTCAAATCCGTTTCTAAACTTCCTATTCTCAATGAATTAGCTGTTAAATTTGATTCTAAATTACTAATTCTTATTACATTGCTTGTCATATCCGTACTTAAAGTGATACCGGTTAGTGTTGTACCATCACCGTAAAAATCGGTTGCGGTTACGTTACCGGCTACGACTATATTACCACTTGTAATGAAAGATGTATAGGTATTAGTAAACTGGATTGTATTTGATGTTGTATTACCACGATCGGATGTATCTTGAAATGAAAACGCGGAACTTGCACCAGCTATACCCGTAAGCAAACTACCATCACCTATAAAAAATCCAGATGTTGTTATCAAATCACCAGTTGTGGTATTACCATTATCGGTAACATCCTGGAGTGTAGATGCCGCAGCCCCTTTATATTTTTGTATATTGCGACCAGTGCTACAACCAGGCATTCTTACAACTAGAGATGATTATTTTTAGGGTGGGATGAGGCACTTCCCTTTATTGAAAACGGAATTTTCATCAGGTTTTTGTTTTGGTATTTTGAAACCGCCTTGTCGATATACTCTAAGACGTTTATTATACATAGCATGACATATAGACCATTGGTCGAACATATCGTAAATATGCGGATTATTCTTTTTACCGTGCGTTTCTCTCATAATTCTTCCTATAGACTGAACAATATCCGATTTTGGTGTCGCTAAAATAACTGTATCTAATGACGGTATATCGAGACCTTCGTGAGCTTGACTAAATGTTGCAAAAATAATCTGTTTTTTACTTGATTCGGCTAAGTCAACTTCTTTCATACCACCCATATACAATCCAGATGTTTTCTTGAAACTTTGGTGAAGTACTTCACAGTGATGTCGTCTATCACTTAGTACGAGAACTTGGCGTGTTCCCTTAACTATATCTTTTATGAGGTTTGCTATAACAATATTTCTTTCTCGATCCTCTGTGAGTTCTGTAATCATGGTTGCTAATGAAAGTTTACCAAAACGCGTACATGGTGGGGGATCTTGGAATCTCAAACACGTATATTCGATCGGAAATACTTCAACCTGTTGCTGATTTTCACGTTCAATTGCAAAAACCGTTGGTCCCATGAACCAATGGAGTACTTTTGTAAGACCATCCTTACGTATAGGTGTTGCTGATAATCCAAAAATGTGTTTAGGGCACATTTTGAAAAGGGATTGTGAAAATACTTTGGCGCATATATGATGCGCTTCATCAACAATAAGTGTTCCTATACTATCAAAATCACCGAACGAATATTCTTTTAACGATAAAGATTGGAGCATGGCAATAACAAAATCACAATCTGTTTCTTTCTTATCCTGTTGAACTATACCGATAGATGCACCTGGACAAAATTGTTGTATACGTTCTTTCCATTGATTTGCTAGGAATTCTTTATGAACGACAACCATAGTTCGGTACCCCAATTTACACGCTATGGCCAGGGATACCGTCGTTTTTCCAAAGCCGCAAGGAAGCGAGATAACACCGTGTCCTTTTTTAATTGCTTCCGCCATAGCATCATTTTGATGTGTTTCGTCACGAAGTTTTCCATTAAATTTGGTAGATATTTTAACTGGTTCGGGACGACGATCTTCACGAGCTTTACCAAATTTTTCTTCACCATAAAATCTAGGAACACAAATACCTGTTTTTGTTTTTCTGAATACCTTAAAGGGAGGCGGAGGAAACCCGAACTCAGTATTTACTATAGCACGAACTGTAAGTTCTTTTTTGGTTTCTGGTGTCTCACCTGTAATATATCCCGAACGTGTAAGACTCATTTTATTATTATTAGTTTTTAAACTTTATATATTTCAATACCCATGAATATCCACTATGTTCATGTGCATTCCAAACCCCATTGAATTGAAGTTCAGTTTGAACTGTATCACCTTTTACAAGTGATTGGACGGGTTTATCACCGTCTACATTACACATGACACGTCTATATCTAAAAGGTACCTTTACTTTTAAAACATTACCTTCTAATGGATCGTCAAGTGCATCCGGGAAAAGTATGGTATCTGATCTATTCATGTGTAAACCAAGTATATAATCACGAACTGTATCGGGTATGGTAAGTCTTATATACTTTTTTTCGTTATATTCGTACATAGGTTCATATACAATTGCTTTTACGGGGTATGTCATTTAAGTATATTAAGTGGTATTCCTATAAGTATTTTTTTTATAAGTAATATTAGGATGGCAGCACTATGTTCTTTAAAAACCGTTATGCCCATAAAAATACCCTCAAAGCATAAATCTAAAACATGGAGGTTTGCGGGTGAATTTTTATTACGAAAACAATTCCAGAAAGATCAGGTGGAATTTGGTAAATGGACAAGGGATCAAATAATTGAACTTGGGCCCACATTTGTTAAGATAGGACAAATTGCATCTTCGCGTGTCGATTTATACCCTTTGGAGTTTACGCAACAACTCGAATCTTTACAGGATAATGTACCCCCTATTGATAAGAATATTGTTCGATTAATGGTTAAACCCCATTTGAGAGATAATATTTTTTCATATTTTGATTATGAACCATTTAAATCCGCAAGTATAGGACAGGTTCACAGGGCAAAATTGTCTACGGGTGAAGAAGTTGTTGTAAAACTTAAACGACCGAATATATACAATATAATGAAAAATGACACAGAAAATATTAAACAAATTGTTGAGATTCTCGAAAAAGTTGGTATAGATACGGGTGCAAATACCGGATACGTTCTCGATGAATCTATAGATTTTTTATTAGCGGAATC